TGGTCAATCATGCAGTTTCTATCACCATTCCTTTTAATAAACTTATCTGACATCTTGGTAAAGTTCTCTGGCTCAATTTCCAATATATCCCTTAATACTATACCTCTATCCTCTGGTTGCTTGATACCAGGTATGTTAGTCCAATAGTATCTTTGCCTTGACTGAGCACTAAGAAGCGAACTATTTATGAAAATAGGCTCAAACCTCACCTCTTCTAAAACATTTAAAAATTGATTATCGACATCCTCTGGCCCATAACATTGAGACAATTGATCTGTTATCACTTCCAAAAACTCTTTTTTCATTCTTACATTTTCTAAAAGGAAATACTTTGGCTTTATGGCTTTCAGTAAGCGTATGAACTCAAAAAACAATGCAGATCTAGGATCATCAAAAGCAAGCTGCTTACCTGCAAACGAAAATCCTTGACACGGTGATCCAGCTTGTATCAAATCTATATCTTTAAAATCTTTTGGATCTATGTTGCATACGTCTCCGACTTGAATTGTATTTGGATAGTTAGCCTGTGTAACCTTGATGGCATACTTATCAATTTCACTCGCATAGTATTTTTCTACAGGTATACCTAATTGATCTAATGCAATTTGCCCGCAACTCATACCATCAAATAAACTTAATACTTTCATGCTATTTTGGTATTATTCAATTGGCCTTCCCCAACTATCATAGTTATAGAAAGGTGGTTCATCTTGCACCACATCCTCATATTTAAAGTTCTGTACATCAGCTTGTGGATCAGAGGGTACACTTCCAATAATCTTCTTATGATGTTTTATGTATGATTGCACCAAGTCTTTAGATTCGCCCATAACAATATCATTGTTTGCACAATCAAAAGCGTCTCTCTTATCCATGCGTAAGTTCTGTAATTTACTCATAACGATACTCCTTTTTCTACTTTTATGTAAAATATGTTTTACTATATGTAGACATTATACACAATATAAGTTAATATACAAAAACATTTATAGGAGAAACGTATGAGTAAACCAAAAACAGATATATCTGAAATCATTGAGGGTGTAATAACTTATGCACCACCAAAGTCTAAACAAGACATCGAACAAGAAATAGAGCGTGATAAAGTTAATTATCTTATCTGGCAGGTCGGTGTCGCTGTCAAAGAATTACAACAAGCAATAAATGAATTGCAACAAGACAAGGACGTATCATGAAAATACCAGATATGTTAGAAAACTTTGAGCATGTAATCATAGGGGATGTAGCTTACTTTCCTAACCTTGATAACAATACTTATCACAACGGTCCTGGTATATCTTCATCAAATATAAGAAGATTTAGCCAGAGTCAACTACATGCTTTAGAAGAAGTGGTTGAACAAACACCTGCAATGATGTTTGGCTCAGCCGCACATTCATTGATTGTTGAGGGTGAGGCCGCATTTTTTAGTGATGTTGTCACTATTACAGGATCACCTTACACCAATACCAACAAACAACTTAAAAAAGATAGTCTTGCCAAAGGTTTATCAGTAATAACTGAAGAACAAAGAGACACTATTTACAGTATGAATAATAGTTTGGTGCAAGAAGCAGAGCCTTACTTGCGTCCAAATGAAGACTATCCACAAGTTTTGAAGTCACCAAAAGAAGTATCAATCTATTGGTATGAACAAGATCTATTGTGTAAAACACGAGCTGATGTTGTTTGCAATGCGTTTGATAATAATTTTGGAGAGGATGCCATTGTGCTTGTAGATTATAAAACAACGAGTGATTGCTCGGTAAGGGGGTTTACCAATTCGGTAAGGCGTTACTCGTATGATCTACAAGCTGCTTGGTACAAACGTGGCTTTGAGCGTGCTGGTTTTAAGGTTGCAGACTTTGTGTTTGTAGCACAAGAAAAGAAACCACCATATGCAAACAAGGTTTTCAAAATGAACCATACTGATATGGAGATTGGTTGGAACTTTTTGAGCGATTACTTAGACGATTACAACAAAGTGTTAGCTGGAAAGCCAGCCACTATTTACAACAGTCCAAATGTTGTCGAACTTAATACTGGCAACTTTTATAGGGAGGATAAAAATGAAACTTGATTTTGAAGTAAAAAAGAAAAACACAACAGGGGTGCAGTTTAGAATAGATCCAGATACTAAGAAGAAACTTACTGCGTTGAAAAAATATTATGGTGTAGGCACAGGAGTGTTGATAAAGCAAATGATTTGTCAATGCCATGATGCATTATCGGAGGTGGATAAATGAGCAAAAACGAACTTAAATTATTTAATGACGCATTAGCAGAATTATCTGACGGTATGTTTCATTATGAAACTTTAAATGAAACTTACATTACAGATTTAATAGAAAATAAAGATTGGACTATGTTGGTTGCCACATGTATACCCTTAGCTTGTTTTCAAAGAGCTAATGAAAAATTTCAAAAAATGTCTGTAATTAATAATCCTACTAAACAGAGTGAAGAAGCATGACAGATAATGTAAATCACCCACCACATTACACAAAAGGCAAAGTTGAGTGTCTAGAGGCCATAGAATCAGCTTTGTCTTTTACTGAGTTTAAAGGATATTGTAAAGGACAAGTAATTAAATATGTTTGGCGTGAAGATCACAAAGACGCAAACATAGAAGACTTGGATAAGGCAATGTTCTACTTGTCATACTTGCGAAACAAAATGGTGGACATGTGATAACTTCAATTAAAACCGTCTTTATAATACTTGCTCTAAGTATTGTTTTACCTTTGGCTTACATAGCCGTTACAGATAGCGATAAATAAAAAAAAGGGGCTTGCGCCCCTTTTATCACATAGTAGGGATATTCTCCCTCGGAGGCGTCATATCTGAGTCTTCACTCTGTAGATACAACTTGATCTTTGTTTTCTTAGTACTGATCTCTTTACCTTCATTATTAGTGAAGGTGTCATCAACATTGCTAAGCGATAACCTTAGGCCTTTGCCAACAAAGTCACTGTGATTCTCTGGATACTTCTTATACCCAACAGCTTTAGTAAGCCTAGTAAAAATCTCAGTGCTTATACGCTTGTTATCCTCGTTGGTAGCCCATAGGTTATACCATTCATTATGGTCACGATACTTACCACCAGCAATCTGAAACGTGACTTTTAAAGTCCAGTTTCCTGCCGCAGATTTGTATTTATCAGTCGCAATAATCTTTGCATTGTATTCGCCCTCTGGTGCAACTGGTGTGCCAGTGGACTGCTCCTCTAAATTGTCGAAAAACTCGACATCACTAAAATCACTCATTAGATTCCCCCTTTGTGATACTTGTTAATGTAAACCCTAACTTTTCAATTAAGGCACTTATATCAGGTTTCTCAAAATCATCTAGCTTGCCGCTTCTGTCTTTTGCTTTATATCCCTGACCATAGACGGTCTGCAACCATCTGTTTCTTGTGTTCCTGCCTTCTTCGTCTTGATCCTCTATGATGCGTAGTGCAAGCACTTCATCAAAGAAATAGGTGACAGTTTCACCAAGCTGTTGACCGACCATTTTCGGTGCATGTCTAAGAACACCATCATCATTTATGACGGCTTCTTTACATAGAAATAAAACGTGCATATGTAGATCTCTAAATGCACGCATTAGATTACCCACTGAATCTTGAACATTACCATATGCCATTCTAGGATCTTTACTTCTAGACTTTTCCCAATTCAATAAGATCTCACTTATCTCAGATACCGAGTCCAAACAAACTGTGTCATATTGTAGTTCGCCAGACTTCAAAGCATCATGAAGCTCCATAACTTCTGAGGCTTCTTTTACTTCAATAGCATCAACATTGTCAGCGTCCTTGATAGCAAGTAAGCCAGCCTCTGCACTTATGACAAGCACTCGTCCAGGACATGTTTTTGCTAGGGTTGTTTTACCCGCTCCAGCCATGCCGTATACCAAGATTTTTGCTCCTTGATTTTGCACAAGCTTTTGCGGAGATACGATTCTTTTTGATAGTTCCATACTTTCTCCTAAATAAATTTACTTGACGATTATACATCAAATCGTTACCATGTGTAAAATTTATTTTTTTACAATATGATGACAGGAGAAGCAAATGGAGAATATCAAGCAAGAGAACATAACTTGGCAAGCAAATTTCTTTTTTCGTACAAAGAGTTTAGCAACAGAAAAACTTAAGGAATTAGAAACTATGGGAATCAAACCAAATCACACTACAAGAAAAGTCAAAAGATATACACTCAGAGAATATATAGAGTTTTTGGGACAAAGAGAATCTGCAAAACAATTTGATTGTTCAGAAGCTGCTGTTAAGTCTTGGAGATATGGCTATAGAAATCCAACTGTCAATCAAGCTAAGAAAATTATCAGAGCAACTGATGGGAGATTAGATTACGAGTCTATATACGGGCCGATATCCGAAATCATAGAAACAGAAGATTAGTGTGTTTCAGCTTAATATTACTGAGGACGACACATCCTTAGAGCAAGCACTTGCTTACTATGATGAAGGCTACAACGTTGTTCCATTACAAAGATCTAACAAAAAACCACCACCTTTTCTAAAAGGTTGGGAGCAATACAAACAGGAGCGACCGTCTAGAGACCTTGTAAAGTCATGGTTTGAGGGTAAGGATAATTTAGTTGTTGCTCTTGTTTGCGGTAAGTTTATTGTCGTAGATGCTGATTCTCCAGAGGCTATGAGTTGGGTGGAGAACAATTTACCACCTTGTCCTTTCAAAGTTGTTACTGGTAAAGGTATGCACTACTATTACAACAACCCACAAAACTACACCACCTTTGCTACAAGGAGAACTCCAGAAACACCCATTGAAAGATTAATAGATATAAGAGGTGTAGGTGGACTAATCATTGCACCTTGGAATAGACATGCTAACGGACAAATATATAAACCTATAACGTTTCCTGATTGGAAAATTACAGATCACACAGACTTACCTGACTTTACAGAGATAGAGTTTGCAAAAATCACTGGCGTTCCGAAAACAGAAACAAGCGTGCAAACAGCACCTTTTCTATTAGATGGTGTATTAGAAGGATCAAGGAATGATGAGGCCGCAAGAATAGCAGGCTATCTAATATCTAAAAATGTAAACATCGAGTTTGTAAAGATCTTTCTACAAAACTGGAACAAAAACAATAATCCACCACTGCCGCAGGAAGAGATTGAAAGAGTGGTCACAAGCGTTAAAAGCACACATGACAGGAAAAATCAGATTGCACCTTTGTTTGTGCAAGCAAGTGAAACCATTCATAAACCAAGAGATTTATTTAACCCACCTGGTTTACTCAAAGATATGTTTAAGTTTTGTGAGGAAATAGCACAAGTGCCACAACCAGAGTTGTCTTTAGTAGGGGCGTTAGCATTAGCGAGTGTGACTTGTGGACGCATCTATAGGACAAACATGAACAATTTTTCATCTATGTATTTCATGGGTATTGCAAAATCAGGACAAGGTAAAGAAAACATTAAAACATTTGTAGAATCAGTGTTAAATGCTAGCGACCATGAAAAGCTTGTAGTAGGAGATGGTTATACATCATCTGGTGCAGTGCACTCTGTTCTTAAGATGCGACCTACACAAATAACTATTATGGACGAGTTTGGTAAAAGACTTGAAGCTATCGGTGCATCACAAAACACAAACAGAGAAGATGGTATACAAACACTGATGGAAGCATGGGGTAGGTGTCATGGAACGTTACGACCAGATAACTATTCATTAATGAATGTGCAAGAACAATATAAAGAAATGATGATGAGCCGTGTTACACATAAGCCTGCCATCACATTGGTTGGTTTGTCAGTGCCGAAGAACTTTTACAAGGCATTGAATAGTGGGCGTATTGCTGACGGGTTTCTCAATCGTTTTGTTGTCGTTGAATCAAAAGAACCAAGACGAGTGGGTGAGTTACGAAGATTTAAAGAACCACCAACATCAATTGTCAACTGGGTCAACTATATACGCAGACAAAGAGGCAATATGAGTGATGTATCACGAGATAATGCAGAGATAGATCTTGACCAGATAGTTTTGAGGTTTGATAGAGAATCAGAGGAAATACTACAAGATTTTGCCCGTGAGATCGTAAAACGCCAAGATATATTAGAAAAAGACAACCTAGAGCCACTTCTAAGCCGTTCTAAGGAGAAAGCTATGCGTTTAGCCCTGTTATGCACACTTGCTTCTAACGCTGACGCACAGACGATTACAGGCGATATTACAACATGGGCTGTGGATTTTATTAGATATTACGATCTATTGTTTATTGAGGCTTGTAGGGATAAGGTTGCAAGTAGTGTTATGGAAGCCAA